AAGCTCTTTTCTCAAAGTATCTCCAAGCACTTGCACCACCTAATGTACTTATTGCAGTTATGATTACGGTATATATATTTTCCATATTAGTCAGTTATAGGGCCTCCAACTACCCACGCATCACATGTTCTGTCAGCTGCACACTTAAAATCAAATGCTTCACAATAACCTAAATCACCTGCGTCTATTGTATCCCACTCATTTACATCATTAATTCCTTTTGCAATACAATCTAACATTTGTTTAGTTTGTACAAAGAATACACAATTACCACACAATGCTTTTTTAGCACTTTCCAAATCACCACCAAACATATCTGCTTTTGCTTTCCAATATGCTTCGTTTGGTTCGTTTGGATTTAGTGGCCCGTAATGTGCAGTATCAATTGCATTTTGTCTATTAGCAAGATTTAACTTTATATCGTTAGTTGCTGGTGGACAAGATGTTTCTTGTAGTTTTTGTATAAATTTATTGTGGTTCATATTATTCTTTTATAGGTACACAATTTGGTACTTCTCTACCATCCATATCTTTTGTTCCTATTGCTTCATATCCTTCCCAACAGATATCTTCTAATCCTTCAGCCATTAAGTTAATACCTCTGAATTTTGTATCATATGCAACTCTAGCCATTACCTTTTCAGATGTGTTAGTTATTTTAGACATTTCTTGTCTGTCCCATTTAGATTTGCAGATTGCATAAGCTTGGTCTTGCTCATAGTCCTGAGTTTCTTCACCCATACATCTTGATATAAAGGTGCTTTCGTCTTCCGTTTTACCTGGTTGAATTGGCATGTCTTAATTATTTACTTTGAATGTTTTATTATTAAATCTTACTTTGTATACTGTATTGAAATCTACCGTTCTCCAATCTCCGTCTAATCCTTTTACTTGAATATTAAACATATCCATTGCTGCTTTTGTATCACTACCACCAGCACTACCTCCTTCATATGCTGCACTATCCCAATACATATCATAATATCTTTTACGACCTGTTTCAGTTATCCAACCTACTCTTGCAGGTTTGTTAGAATTAGTTTGGTTTATAAGTATATCTTCAAATTCAGCCATACTGATTTCTTGTGATATAAATTCAACCAATTTCTTACTTACGGAATTACTTGTCATCTTTTTTCTTTTTAGCTACTTCACCTGGATAAGATGATGCAATTGATGGTTGTGCTTCTGTTTCTGTTAATAAACCTAATTCTCTTAATTTGTTTCTACTCCAACTTAAACCTGCTTTACCACCCCACAAAAGGTATGATATAGTTCCACAAGCATTCATATCACTTTCGTCATAGTATGCTTCTGCTCTACTTAAATAAGAATACATTCTCTTTATAGTTTCAACTGATATAGGTTCTCCTTTTGCTAATTGTTGTGCTCTTACTTTACCTACTGGTGTTGCACACTTATTATTATTTTTAAGGTTTAGTTCAATTCCTTTCTTTGCATTATTAGATATGCCACTACCATAGTCCGAATAAGACTCCATTTCAACTCGTTGACCTTTACCATATCTCTTATCTTTTCTTATGATTGCTTTGATTTGTCCTAAAAACAATTCAGCTTCTTCATCATTTAATTCATCAATTGATTTCTCTAATGATAATTTAACATCACTTTTACGATGCTCAAATAAACCTTCTATTGAGTAAGAATTAAATTCCCCGGCTTTTACTCTTTCCCATACCTTTGGATTATCTTCAACTGAATATATTGCAAACCATGTACCGCGTGGCAAGGTAAACCCATATAGATTTGATTTGTCCTTGGTTGGGCTTTCTACAATCCACGACTCTACCATATTAATTCCTGAAGTTTTATTGCCATGCTCAAGTGTCACTTCTGACAAATATCCCTTTTTCATAAACTTTCTGGATATTTTTTCAATAGTAGGTGCTGTAAAATATACCCAGTATTTAGTCCCATCTTCTTTTAATCGAAGTATTTTCTTATCGGGTACTAACATGGGCCCTGCTACTAACATCTTTTCTTCAGAAATTGCAGCAAATTGGATTTCTTTATTTAACCAAACATAGTCTCGCTCAATTGCCCCGGCAGCCACAAGACTATTAGCAAATACACCATCCTCTTCGTCTTGCAATATTAGTTCAAATAGTTCTTCTGTGTTATTATCTTTTGTCATATATTGTATTTAACAATTTCGTTATTGATTATCCACCACTACTAAATGTAGCAGCTCTATTCGTTCTGCGGTCTAATGCTTGAGTTGATGTAATGTCTTGTGATACAACATAAGCTCTTACACTTTTACTTTGTGCAGCACCTATTGTTTGTGCAATTTGTGAACTACTATTCATTCCTGTTCCCGATTGTACTTGTGGTGATGCCATAGCAGATGGTGCTCCACCATATGTTGGTGGTGGTGCTGATGCTCCTGCACTTACTCCTCCGCCTGTTGCACTTTCTGAATTGGTTGATTTGATTTGTGATATTGCTTTACTTGCAGCTGCAATCGTAGATGCAATACTTAATCCGGCAGATACCGTATTTATAATTGTCCACGGAGCTCCACCAGTTAAAGGGAATGCAGCTGCTGCTTTTGCATTTGCTGCTGCAGTATTTGCAACAATCTTTGCAATGTTAGATGCTTGTTCTATGATTACACCTGCAATTGCAACTCCTTTATTCTTACCTGCAATTTGTTGTAAGGTTTGTCCGAACTGACCGGCTAAATCTGCATATGCATTTTGTAATGCAATCTTTGACTCTTGCGCAGCTTTCTCTGTTGCAAGTTCTTGATTGGTTATATTCTCTCTTTCTTTAGCATATTTGTTTCTTACCTCTGTTCTTTGTAATTCGGTAAGTTCAGTATTTGCTAATTCATTTTCCTCTGCTGTTTTAAGTAAGGCTCTCTTTTGTGCAAGTCTTTCCAAATCTTGTGCAAAGTCACCTTCTATTTTAGAATTTAATCTATCAATATTTTCTATTTGAGATTGAATACCTATTGCAGCTATTTCTCTCTCCTCTTCTAGTTTCTTTTTCTTTTCCTCATTCTTATACTTCAATAAGTCAATTTCAGCTTTAACTATATCTGCATTTGAGTTTGCATACTTAACTCTCATATCATACAATGCCTGTTGATACTGAGCTTCAGTTGCTAATCCTTTTTCCTTTTGAAGTGCTAAATCTAATTCTGCTTTTGATAATGCTTCTTCATTTGCTTTCTTCAATTCCTCAGCAGTGTTCTTTGTAATCTCTACTTGCTTATCCTTAAACTCTTTATCCTTTTCAATCTTTGCTGCCTGTAATGCAGTTATTTCAGCCAGTATTGATTTGTATTCTGCACTACCCTTTTTCTCTAATGCTAATCTATCCTGTAAATCTTTTGATTGTAATTGATATACTTTATCTGCAAATTGTTTTTCAATATCAAACTTTTGTTGTTCAGTTTCAGCAACTGCTAATGCTTCAGCTTTAAGTTTTTCCAAAGCAGCCATATCAAGCTTATCTTGAGCTTCCATCTGCTTTTTCTTTTCCTCTAATGCTTTTGCATTTGCATCACCTCTTTCTTTTAGATTTTCCTTTTCAGTTTTAGTTAACTTCTTTGTTCCTTCTTCAAATCTACCAAATGCAGCTTTACCTGCATCCATTGCTGCTGGAATTGCATTCTTAATTTTATCATATCCTGCAGTAACTGTATCAAAATCCAAAGTGAATATACCTTTAAGAATTTGACCCACACCGACACCTACATCTTTAACTAAATTAAATAAACCTAAAAGAACTGAATAAAATATACCAACTCCTTTTGTTATGTAAGGCAACGCTTGTGTTGCCATTTCAATAAATGCATCTAAAACTGGCTGAAATGCTTCAAAGATACCACCAAGTATCTTTTCAAATGCAATCATTATTGGCTCTAGCTTTTTCATTGCACCCTCTTGTTGAGAGAATGCAGCTACTAATCCACCAACGGCAGCAACGATTAAACCAATACCGGTTGCTTTTAATGCAGCACCCCATGATTTAGTTGCAAGTTCTACTTTCTTTAATCCCTGAAATAATTGACCAACAGGACCTGGTGCAGCTTCTAAAGCACCAGCAAAGTCATCGGCACCTAATTTGGCACCGGCAATTGCATCTTCAACATCTCTAATGTCTGCGGATAGTCTCTTAAAGTCAGCACTACCGGCAGCAGTTTCTTTCAATTGCTTCTTTAATTCACGCAATTGTTTTAATGAAGGTTCAATGTTAGAATTGATTTCTATGTCTACTTCGACTTTCTCTGCCATAGTATTCGTTTAATTAGTTTCCATGTACCTTTCCAAGTACTGGGTAATTCGTAAATACCTTTTGCAATATCAATTCTTTTGGATTTCCCATAGTAATCACTCATCGCTAAAAGGTCTATAACATTTTTTATCATGCTTTTTGTATTTAACAATTCCAAACCTTAAAATAAGTGATGGAAATACTTTTTATAATAATCTGCATTAATCTCATTTTCCTTTGATTTAAGGAAGTCATAGTATTTTTGGTATACTATATCCAACTGAGATTTATCTAACGGAATTAAGGGGCCTGTGCAATAATCACCACTACTTTGCTTATGGTTCTCAAAGTTATTTGGATTATCTATATCTCCACTCTGTTTATGACCTGCAACTTCTGATGGGTCTGACCAATTAAAGCAGTATGATGGAATATAATTTGGATTGTATTCATCTAATTGCTTTTCATCTCTTAATCTTGTATACCAACTTAAACCTTCATAGCCTGTTAAATCTTCTCTAAAACCAATTTCTTTAATCCTATCCATCTTTACAATCACACTTGCTTCCAAAGTATTTTGACAAAACTCTACTCTATCACCAGTTGCAAATAAACTTCTTTGTGGTTTCCATGCATCTTTACCATTTTCTTCAATACCATCAACTGCTTGCTGAATGTGATAAGGTAAATAAATATCATCGTCATCAGCTAACATAAAGTAATCACCTGTTGCATGAGTTACTGCATCTCTACAAATCTCACCTCTATTCTTATACTTTTCACCTGTCAAATAATTTGTATCGTTGTTAACTACAATAATAGTTGGGTCATCAAAACCTAACTCATATGGATGTTCCATATCAGTATTGAATATAATTAACTCTTTGTTTGGATATGTTTGTGCGTGATATTGTGCAACTATTCTTTTAACACAATAAAACCTTCTGTATGATGTACATACGAAACTAACCTTTTTCATATAGATAAACTGATTTTTTTAATTTAATATTTTCTTTTCCTAATAACTCATCAACTGCATTCATTACACCTTTCCATGCCACATCATAATCGTGGCCGGCAAGTATACCACCTTTTTTAACTTTTGGTAACCATGCTATAATGTCTTTCTTTACATCATCATATTCATGTGAACCATCTATAAAGCAGAAATCAATACTTTCATCTTCATAGTTATCCACAACATCTAATGAATATCCTTTAATTAAATTAACGATACCCATATCTGTCAATGGTTTAAGATTATCACTTGCTTCTTTGTATAACCAATCTTTAACATCACCATGTTCTTGTGAACCTTCGAAACTATCTATTGCGTGGTATTTGATTTTTTTCTTTGAATTAACGATTTCTACACCCATAAATGCAGTACTGCCACCCTTCCATACGCCAATTTCAACGAAAAAAGCATCATTTTGAGATTTATTTACTATGTCTTTGAATACTTCTTCGTAATCAAACCAATTCTGTATTGTATTGTAAAAGTGTTCCATTATTTTATAAATTGTTTGTATGCTAAATTGTAATTATCAGTTCTGTCTACTTTGCCACCCCATAAATCACTTTCTGAATTACCATCTTGCAGACAAAGTAATTCTTTACTTAAATAAAAATTCTTATCAGCTTCATTGAAACTTAAATAGTATACATCTAAAAGTGTGTTGTTTGGAATATGTGTGATTACTTTATCATAGAATGTATGGTTAACAATATAAGAATGTGCACCATATACTCCGTTTGTCTTAACTAATAAATCAGAATGTGGTTCTGCTTCTCTATTCGGTTCTCCACCAAAGTAAAATACATCCCACTCTAAATTTTTTAATTCATCAATACACTTCTTAGCCTTTTCCATAAATCCATCAACAAATGTACAATCATCTTCTAATATCCAAATGTTTTTAAGATTTTGTTCTTTGGCTAGTTTAATTAAATTGATATGTGATTGACAACATCCCATCTTTTTATGCCAGCTAGTATCACGAAATGGATTATCAATATCCTCTAATTTTAATTGAACGGCATCATATCTTTCAGCATCAAAACCTAAATTCTTTATCTGATTTTCAAATATTTCCTTTCTATCTGTTCGGTAATCTAAATTTATATAGTATGCCTTATCTATGTAATCTAAAATCATACTAATGGGGATTGTTTAGCTGTTTCTAATATTTCCAACCAATACATGTAAGATGCTGTATCTGGATTTATATCTAAAACTTCATTATAAGGATGTGAGTTCATATATTGAGCTTTGTAAAATAATCTTTGATTACCACCAGTTACTCCTGCATTGTGAAATATATTATTTTTATTCCAACTATCTTTACCTTCGGTTGCCCATGTAAATGCAAAGTTATCGTGACACATAGTATGATTAGCTCTTAACCAACCATTCCATAATACTGACCACATATCAGCACACCATATTTGTAATTCGTGATATTGAGGATTTGCTTCCTTCTTTATTGCACTTAATTCTGAAATGTTTTTGTATAACATCTCACTATCTCTTTCTACTTTATCCCAATACTCATAGTCAATGTTCTTCATTAGGTATTGTGCCCCTATTGCAGCCAATTCATTCCTCTCAACTTCAAATTTGGATATACCTACTATATCGCACATTGCTTCCAAAATATCGTCTCCTTTTGACTTTATATAGTCATGTCCGATATACCAACGAGTATCACTACCATACCATCTTTTATCATTAATCATAATATCAGTAATCCACTCTGTTGGTGGTTTTGTAAATACGATATCACAATCATGGTAAAAGATTGCATCCAATGATAATTCAGGATACTTTTCCCAATGTTGCTTTAATATGTTAGGTCTGATTGATGAAATGTAATGTCTTGTTTCTCTTTTATCATCATAGAAAAAGAAACGTGCTGCGTAGTGATTTGCAAGTTTAACCCAACTTTCAGGTATTACACCATTTTGTTTCCAACATACGATATCAACTTGATTTAAGTTTATACCTTGTTTTCTAAAGTTATTTAACATTACGTCTACTTGCCAAGCATAATACTCACTAGCGGGTTGTGCACATACATAACGTAACGATTTACCATCTGCAATTTTGATGCCATTCATAAAATCTTTTCATATTTAACAAATTAAAAAGATTTGTATTTAACAAGTACCATCTGCAGCTACTAATGTTAGTCCAACTGATGTGTTTATTACAACACCAGTAAATGTTGCGTTACCAAATCCAGTTGATGTATTATAACATTGTAATGTTCCATTACTATCAGTTAAATCAATATGTTGTCCTGCAACTCCACAACTATATGGAACTATTACATCGTAAGTTCCTATTTGAGTTGTTTCACAACTTCCACCATTTCCAGGAGTATTAGGGTCAACGCCTGATACATTTATTACGGTTACACCATTAACGGTTATGCTAGAAAGATATAATGAAATATCCAATGAAGCATTTGTATCAACATTTATAAATCCAACTGCTCCTGCGGTTGTTGTAGTTGTAGTAGGAGCTGCAGTTGTAGTTGTAGTTGTTGGTGCTGCAGTAGTGGTCGTAGTTGTAGGAGCTAATGTTGTTGTAGATGTAGTCGTAGTCGTATTTCCACAAACTGTATTACAATTAGTTGAGTTACCAGCTGAAGTCATTATTATTGAAATACCTGGACTAACTGATGTAAAGTCTTTATAAATAAATCCTGTTGGAGTTGCTGGTCTATAATATCTGTTAGCAGTTACAACGGATGTACCTGCAGGGAATGCTACTCTTACATTACTTTGTTGGAATGAACAATCTGTACAAATATACTCATTTGCTTCATAGTAATCATACGGGTCAGCAGTAGTCGTAGTTGTTGTAGGAGCTAATGTTGTCGTAGTCGTAGAAGTAGATGTTGTAGTTGTTGTTGGATTACATGCTAAACAATTACTAAATACAGTTCCAAATGCAAGGTTTGTATAATCAGGAGTACCTACTGGGTCGATTTCTAAAACTTCCCAACATGTCACACCATTAAATCCAGCTCCACTATTTCCACTAATTTTATATGCCTGTCCGATACCAGAAGGAGTGTCACCACTACCTAATGTTATAATGAAAGGCCCTGCTCCACCACCACAAGGTTCAACTAAATACTTTGTAGGTGCAGCTGTTGTAGTTGTTGTTGTAGGTGCAATAGTAGTTGTAGTTGATGTTGTAGTTGTTGTAGTATTTCCACAAACAGTATCACAGTTAGCTGAATTACCAGCTGAAGTCATTATTATAGATATACCAGGACTAACCGATACAAAGTTTTTATAAATAAATCCAGTTGGTGTAGCCGGTCTATAATATCTGTTAGCAGTTATAACGGAAGTACCCGTTAAGAATGCAACTCTCACATTACTTTGTTGGAATGTACAACCATCACAACTATATTCGTCTGCCTCATAATAGTCGTAAGGGTCAGCAGTAGTTGTAGTCGTAGTTGGTGCCGCAGTAGTTGTTGTAGTAGATGTTGTCGTTGTAGTGTTTGGAGGTGTACAACAAGGGCCGTATGCATCAATTGTAAACATAGCAGTTCCACTTAATGTTGCCCATTGAATACATCCATCAGAAGCGTAATCTAAAGTTTGTATACCAGTTCCTACACTTGTACTTCTACCAATTCCATAACAATCTGTAAAATCAACACTTCCAGCTTCAGTAACATCCAATGTAACTGTCTCTACACAAGGACATTGAGTTGTAGTCGTAGTCGTAGTAGGAGCAAGAGTTGTTGATGTTGTTGTTGTTGGAGCAGCCGTTGTGGTACTAGTTGTTGTAGTAGGAGCCAATGTTGTTGTACTTGTTGTAGAAGTAGTTGTCGATGTCGTAGAAGTAGTTGTTGTAGTAATTGGTTGAATAGATTGTGTCACTTCATTTAAAAAACAACCTACTGATAAGTTAACTAATTTAATACAACTAGAATTGTCAGGCAATGTTATTATTGCAGTTGACCCAATAGTAGGCAAAGATACACCACTTCCATCTATGCAAATTGTATAATTAATACAATCAGTTGAATAGTATATATCATAGAGTGGACCTGAGTTAGTACCCTTTGTTGCTAATGTAATTATTCTATTGTAGTTTGGCATCTTATGTTTAACAATTTATTATGGTGCGATAGTTGTAGTCGTAGTCGTAGTTGTTCCGCAAACTCCTAAATTAGTTACAATCATACTAGCGGATGAACTGATTGGTGTTTCATAACTACATATGTAGTCTGTGCTTAATGGATTTACAGTAATGTTTCCAGCACCACCATCACAAACAGTAACATAAACTAAATCAGTACTCAATGAAGTATTTTGACATGAGTAACTATAACAAATAGACCCCGAACATATATTTCCACCTAATATTATACATCTATTACATTGGTCATCGCCATATCCATACACATTACTTGGATAGTTTGAATTATTAATTGTAAATGATACCGATTGTGATACAACATTTTCTACAATTTTCATACATTGGTCAACTGTTGGATTATATAAAGTTGCACCAGATGCAGTATACGCAGTTGCTGTCCAACCAACATAATATGATGCTGAGTCGCAACATCCAACTGCTCTCCAAACATCAGGACCTAAAGTAGTTGTAGTTGTAGTTCCACCCGCACATGTTTCACAAGTATCAAATGTTGCTATTATTGGATTTGTATTTGGTGTTGTGATTTTATTAATACTATCAAAACATTGATTACTTCCAGCAATAGATGAATATGCTAATACAACGATACCAGGTGCATCACCTAAATTAGTATCTGAATAGAATTGTCCAAATGTTCCTACTCCACAAATGATACCTTGATAATAAAACTTTTCTGCACTTGTCGTAGTTGTAGTTGTAGGAGCAATTGTAGTAGTCGTAGTAGTCGTTGGTAATATGGTTGTAGTCGTTGTAGTTGGTGCAATAGTCGTAGTTGTGGTAGTCGTAGGTGCAGCAGTTGTAGATGTAGTTGTAGTTGGTGCAACTGTTGTAGTTGTAGTAGTTGGCCCACCAGTCGTTGTTGTAGTTGCTATGAAGTCCGAAGTAAAACTAAATCCACATTCTAATTGAGGTAATAAGTTACTAATTACAGGCGGATATAAAGGGCCTAATAATTGTAATTGACATTCACCATTAGATAAATTATATTCGTTGATTGCACGAAGATGATAATAATTTCCACGCCACTCTACTATATCATTAAGTTCCATCTTAAAATAATCAGCAAGAGGTATGATTGCTTCACAATTAACTAATCTTGTTCTAGGATTATAAAGTAAACTTACATATGTTTCCCAATAGTCAGAATATAATGACCCGGTTGGAGTTGTACCATATACTGCTGGCTCATTGAAAAATAATAAAGAGCGAGAGCCAGATTGTGGGTCTTGTCCTTCATAGTTATCAAAGTAAGGAAACGCATCTACTGCATTTGATATGACACTACCTGTGTTACCATTAAAGTATCCCTGAATATAATATGTTTCAGATGCCTTCTTACCATTGTAAAAATAGATATGTGGCAATACTCTAGCAGGTGCGTAAGTCACACTACTAATAAAGGTTGGTATGTATATTTTGTTTGTAGCCATTATTCGGTTCCTGTTGCTTGTGCTATGAATTGTAATATTGTTGAAGAGACGTCTCCGGTAGTTACATTATATTCAAATGTTGCACCACCTGGAGCGGTACCTGAGTCTAATACAGTTGTACCACTATCGGTTACTTTACTAAATGTCCAAGCTACTGATAGATTTCCACCTGAAGAGAAACTAATTCTATCTCCAGCATTAACTATATAATTCACATAAGATACACAATCACCTGGGTCACAATCAACAGAAGTTCCACCTGGAAATGCAACTGCGTTTGTACTAACCACCGGAGTTGTAAAGTGTGAAATAGAAGTTGTTGTACCAACAAATGTAGTTTCCGAAGTTGACTCTGAACGAGCTCTAAATTGTCCAGTCTTATTTCCTACACTACCCGATAATCCAGTACCAGCTAAGTAAACTAATGGAGATGATGCAAATGTAGTTTTAACTTCAAATGTACCTTGTGAAAAGAAATTCTCTGTATCTACAAAATATGATTTACCATATTCTCTATTTGCTTCTTTACTAAATTGTTGAGATACATAATCACCATCCAATGTGTCACCAAAGTTTAATTTATTCACCGCTAAGTTATTTGCAGGAATAAACTCAATCTTTTTATCTAAATTAATGTATTTGTTAAAGTCTTTTATTTCACCTTGATTATACCATTTGTTAAATTCCTCAACAATGAACTCTCTTGGTTTTGTTTTATTAGGATATATAACTAAATTAAATTTCTTTTGTATACCTGTTATGAAATCTACCTGTTTAATACCAGTAGTCCCAAACGGCATATTTGCTGCAATATCCATTACCAAATTATCACCACCCTGATTTATTTTTTTAATCTCGAAATAAGTATTTGAGACACTATTGCCTGGATTTAATATAACTTGGAAATTGGTTGCAACGGTATTTATATACTCTAAATAAAATTTATAAGTTCCAATAGGCAATTGAGCTATATTAAATTCAGTAACTAACTGAAATTGCTGTGTTCTAGTTTGACCTGCATTATATGTTTGTACTTGCCCCATATATTGGTTAAAGTTAACTAATACAGTTGTAGATACTAATGCATTGGTTACCGCATCTCTTACATGTAAATAAAATGCCGGCATACCATTACCGGTACCTGTTGATTTTACTTCAAAATTCAATGCTAATTCACCCCTTAATCTAGATGTAACATCCAATGTATAAATCAAATCAGGACTAATATTATTTTGTGGATTACTTTGAATATTATACCACGGAAATTGTAATTCAGTTGCCGCAGACATAGTTACATTAGTTTGACCTGGTGCAGCAATTGGAGCAATCTTAAATAAACCATATGTTTCCAAATCAATACTATCAAATACAGGGTATCTTAATTTGTTATTACAAATCATATACACATTATCTAACCAAGGTTGTTGCCAGAATGACCCACTATATGTGTAACCATATGTGTCAAATATTGCATCCCATACTTCTTTTATACGAATAGATGGTTTAAAATCTTGCACACATAATGCACCTTCATTTGAGTCAATACCAAAGAACGCTTCCTCTGGTGTAAATTGTATTTTTTGACCATATTCTGCAAATGGGTAAACAATACTCCCACTAAACAATTGACCTTCCCAACTTGCTGATATATTTTCGTAAGAAGCAGTATGATTAAATTGTGAAAGTGACGCAGTTAAGTCTGTAAGAAAGTATCTGTTAATATCTCTTGCAAATGAAGATAGTCCACCATAGATTGATATCTCATATGAGTCAATAAACTTATTTGCAATTACATTTACTTTGTTTAATTGCATATATCCATCAGCTAAATAAAAAGAACCAAAGTCAAAATAACATGGCACCTTTTCATTAGTTGCAAATAGATAAGGAGAGTCGATACTGATATCGTATACATGCTCAAAGAATGCATTATTCTTTTTTGTACCTGGGACAGTAATCTGTCTTGTGAAATCAGCAGGCAATACACCTAAATCAAATAGACCTGTGACGTTATCGGAAATCTTTATTTCTTCATCGTCAAATAAGTCCAATTGAGTTTCATTGTTTGCTATTAATCTAAACGCAAATCCTTGTGTACTAATTACGCCCATTAGATTATCAATTTATATTGTTGTCCAAAGTTAAAATCAAATCCGTATTGAATTACTTTATCAACCACACCTGTTTTAAATGTTATAGATTGTGTGCTAATAGTGATAGGTCTTAAATCTCCGTTTGCTTCATCATATACCCAATATATTTCATCAGAAACTAATAGTTGCTTGAATATATCGTTATAATCTTCACTTACCCAATCACTTTGAACTGATATAGATTGTTTTGAGTCTGAAATATAATTCAATACAGAACTATCATAGTTTTGATATTGTAAAGTAGAACCTTGCCAACTACCTAATTGCGGTTGGTAAACTCTTCTTTCAGTATTGAATGATTGTCTGTTAACCATATTAAAGTTAAACCAATCAAATTGTCCGTATCTATTTTTGAATTTAACTCTTATGTTTGGATACTTTTGCTCACATACTATATTGTAAGTGATAGGAGACCCCAAATTCGTGCTTCCTGATTGAGCTTGAATTGTGTAATAAGAAAAACTTCCACTCAAAGGAAACCCACTTTCTGCTGCTCCTATGGGGTATGTCTGTATTTGTTGTGAAGATGTTACACTTCCACTCAATGCTATATATGCAGTTTGTGAGTCCGAAGTATATTTTAATCTTGTAGGTTGAGAGCCAGAATTAGCAACACCAACATACACACCAGTCACTCCTTCGTTAGTTGTGAATGCAGATTGTGTAGCAGGGCCATCAGTCATTAAAGGCCAGAATGGTGTCTTTGCAGTTATTGGTTGACCTATTGGTTCTTGGAATATACCATAACCATCTAATATTTTGTATGCAGTAGATTTAACATGACTACCTGTAATGTAATCACTACCTGAAATGTATTGTGTATAGAAATCAACAGCATAGTATTTTACATTTGATGTATTTACTTGTGCTAAATCTTGTAATGTTGAATTTAATATTCTACTAAAATCAAATATACCAGTAAAAGAAGTATTTGGAAATTTAGATAAAATGTAATCAGGCACCGATGCAGAGTTTGCGTTCGAACCTGTCCAATAATATAAATCAGCAACATATTGAAACCCTGGGTTTGCCACAATTGAAGTATTCTCAAATACAGAAAATACTATCGGTGATTGTGCCAAAGAAACTACTGCAGGATTTTGAGTTATTGAAATTGACATTTATAATTTGTTTTCTATTTAACCAACTCAAATGGTTTTGTAATTGATGGTTATCTAGCTCCCAATTCTTTTTTAATACTTTGTCTTAAATCTTTTGCAACTTGTTTACCAGCATCCTTTGCATATTTCTTAATTGCTGCTTTAACCGAACTATCTTTCCAAGCTTTAGCTCCATAGTTGATTGATGCTTTATTGCCTGTCTTTTGTTTCCTAACAGTATAACTTACATCAGGGTCATTCCAAAACTTACCATACTTTGCATCTGGTGGAGCAACAAAGAAACTAACTGTTGCATTACCTTTCGTATCGTATTTAATCATTCTATCAGGCGTATTATATGACCTCAATGCATTACGAAGTGTGCCCGTTTTACGAGGTGCAAGTGTAGACCCTACATTACGCAGAGTCTTTGCTAAATCTTTAAGTGATTGTGGTTTAACTGCCATTAACAAACAGGATTAGGATACGACCCTGATGGTAATAAGTTGTATAAACATCTTGGTCTATCGTTGTGAGTTACTAATGTAAATGTTGCAACGTGTCCTGCTAATCCGTTATTAAATCTTTCTACAAATGGCTCACATACAATTTCACCATCAATGTCAAACGATGCTACTGAATATTGTGTAAACGAAGTTAAATCATTTACGATTGCAAGTGAGTTAGCAAGTATATCAATATAGTCATCAACTCCAAAGAATGGAATAGTTTGTTTGTTATATGTAGTTTGTGTTACATTTAATGCACCACCACTTTCATTATCTTTATTCTTTATCTTGTCAGCAACAACTAATTGTATCTCATGTCTAGTCGTACTATCTGAAATCGTAGAACTTAATACATTGACATTACCAAATGGATACATTGGAAACTCTCTGTCATCAACTTCCTGAATATCACCTACCGTTACCTTTGCTAATTGTGGATGATTGGTCATAATAGTTTCCCAATAGTCCAACACATTGTAGTAAAGTGTGTAGTTAACTCCTTGATTATATTGTAAGTAATTACTCATAGTTTATTATAATTGTAGGCCGGAAAAATACTGATTTGTTTGGTCAGGATAGATTTGTGTTTGATTACCAACTGACTCTAAATATTGAGGTATTGAATTTGAGTAAGAGATTAAAAAGTTTTGTAATCTCAATGCCCAATAGTCAGCGTTTTGTTGAGTTTGCTGTTTCAAATAATCAATTTCAGTTTTAGAAGGTGCAACACCTTGTTCACTTTGTTGTTTAACTGCACCATTGGATTTGAATTGTATTGCAGAAAACGGAATATATTCTACACAACTATACCAAATCAAACATGGTTTAACATAGTCTTCCATTAACTCAAAGTATATACCTGTAAATGCATTCTGTGTTTCTATTTGTAATGCAATATAATCATATAATACCGTACCCAATAAGTTTTTCAAATACTTTGTTTGAGCAGTATAAATAAATGGAAGTAGTGCATCTGCATCTAGTGCACCTTGCAGTGGTGAGTTTTTTATAATATCATTTCTTGATACAAATAATGCTGTTGCCATGTGTCTTTAGTTTATAATTGTTTCGTATTCTTTTTCAAAATGAGCAGGCTTAACAAACTTTTCAATTGGTTCGTTAGGTCTTATCTCTTGTACATCTGCTGATGCCTCATCTTCTGTTGCTGCTGGGTTTTCCAATTCCTTATTAGTTTCATCTGATACTTGGTCAATTGTCTTACCTGTTTCTTCCGCTTGTTGTGAAAGGATTGCAAGTGGTGTTAATTGGTCAAAGTATAATTGAGTATTATCATATCCACCCTGTGTAAGTATGTAATCCAATGAATTGATAAGTAAGTTTTGGAAAGGTGCAATAGTCATCGTTTGTAAGATACTAAATGCAGTCATCATCTCCTCACTCTGTGAACTAAATCCATTCGCTTGTGTTCTTATACCAAACAATAGGGGTGAAGTAATTCTATGTGCAACTAATATTCTATCTTGTGCGTATTCTGCAACATACTGAAACTTCTCATGTAGATTGTCAATTTGAATAACATCGATTGTTGGTTTAGTAGTTGCATCATCGTTAAATGATAACATAAACTTACCTGCGTTATTGGTACCTGTAAATTTAGCATATAGTAAATCTTCAATCGTTTGTCTTTCTTCAGGAGCAGGAACACCATTATTCATATTCAACATCACCATTGGTAAGAAACCATTTACGATATTGTTTATATGCAAGTTTGATAATTCTGCTTCTACCAATGAGAACTGCATTGCAGATACCCAATCAGGCAAACTATAATAGTATAAATTTGGACTATAATTCTTTACCCAGAATATCTCCATCTTTTCATTAGAAGTCCCAAATGCAGGTATCTTTTTCTTATCTCTTACCTTTCTCTGGTCATTCCAATCTACACAATAATAATAATTTTCAATACGAGGATTGTCAAATATCTTTTCAGCACGAAGTGTTTGTGCAGGGACGTGATACAAACGAATTATCTTTGTATGGTCATCATTCCAATATACTTGAAACGCTGCATTACCAAATAACTTTAAGTCAAATGCTGCTCTCTTAACATCTTCTTGTGGAATGATGCGAGTAAGAGTTGTATTAAAGCTTTCATCCTTTGAGTATAATCCTTTACCATAAATTAAATCAGCTATACCTTCGATACATGCTGCATTGGTTGTAGAGGTATTGTATGCAACTGTAACTGCATCAAAGAAGTCATCATGTCCGTATACACCAAATGGAACCCATGCATGTCTAGTTTTAGTATCCTCTGTTATTATTGGTAGTGCGTTATTTCCGTTTACATTCACTACTGATAAGTTTAATTCTTTATTCATATTCTATTTTTTCTAAATTTTATACTACTATGTAGTCGTAGTTGTAGTTGTAGGCGCCAATGTAGTTGTTGTTGTAGTTGTTGCAGGTGCTGCCTGTGACCATACAATATATTCATTCGTACTATCTCTACTAATGAATGTTTCACTTTCAGGTATTTGGTTTACATATCCAGGTTTATCAATGGATTGTGATACGAATACTGCAAGAGAACCATGCCACACATCTTCACAATAAGTAAATGGTGTAGTTGAGTTAGATATAGCAGGTGTTAGATACATTCTGTATTGGTCTCCTACTACTGAATTGCTTGAAATAGATAAATTAAATGACATGCTAACAATACTTTCACACTCATTATAAGACCATTGTCCAGGCCCATTAATGAATGAGTAGTTATCTTGCGTCATCATATTTTGTAAAGTGACTTTCATATAATTACTGCCAGAACATATTTGTTTCGTTCTTATAGTGTAATCATTGTATCCACCTAGGTAATAAGTAAGCATTATGTTGATTTAGTTAATTAGTACATGTATTTAACAATCTAATATCTCAAAATAGTGAGTAAATAAAAAACCCCACTCAATTAAGAGTAGGGTTAATATATTTTAGTAATGCTATACTGATTAGCTATTAGTTCCGTAAACAACGGTTGGATTTGAACCAACACCTGCGAATGGATTTGAGATAGTCGAACCGCTAATGAAAGCTGCTGGTAATTTTTCCATACCAGTAAATACAGCTGAGTAACCGTAAAGGTCGCCCATTGCTGCTCCTGTTTGGATTGTACCTGCAGTTAAATCTGCTCCTTCTACTTCACCTACTAATAAAGCATCTCCGTTTTGTGTATGAACAACGATTTGAGGTCTACCATAAGCCATAAGCTTTAATTGGGTAGTCATTTCGTTTGTCAATTTCTTTAAGTTAAGAGTTAACTCTTGTGTAAAGAAAGTTGTACCGTTTTCACGAGATGTGTTAACTGTCTCAGTATACGCACTTGTTCCTTTTAACTGATAGTAGTAAACTGTGCTTCCTGAAGGGAATGCAGTTACTTCTCCAGCTACGTTCTTAGTGAAAGACCCGGTAGTAAAGTTTAAAAAGTATACGCCAGCTATACCACCGATACTATCTTTACATACTTCATTTCTTCCAGCTGATAAATTACAAGCCATATTGATTAAGTTTTATTTTGTTAGTTAAAAAAGGGTGAGTGTTTCTACCCACCCTTTAATTATTTTTTATTAGTAAGCACC